ATTAGGGTCGTGCATTACTTTAAACTTTACATAGTTTGGATTGTTTGGGTCGGTATTTTCTAATCTTTCGGTTTCGTAAACTGGAAGTGGTCTTACATTGATAATACCAGCACCTGGCTGAATCTCTTGTAGTAAGAAGAAATCTCCATACTTAACCATATTACGAGTCCAAGACCAAAGGTTGAATTCAATATTAAGAATATCATAGAAAAGATTTTCTAAGATTTCTTTTACTCTTTCGTTTTTTGTTTTGATTTGTACAACCTCACCGAATTCGTTTTTAAGTGTACATTCATCTGCATAGATATCCAATGCAGATGAGATAATTGGGTCATTATCCATCGCATCATAATCTCTAAATAATTCTCTGCGAACTTGATGGTAAGCCATTGATTGAGCTGCCATCTGGTCCCCATAAAAAGACCTTTGAAGTTTAGTGTACCTATCTCTTAAATTCATTAGGTTGGTACTACCTTGCTGTCTATCATCTACATCAACGATTTTTCTTTTCCCATCCTTGTCAACCTTTACGATTGCCTGAGTGGAAAAGAGTTTCGTTAATCTATCGAAAAATGAACTATTTTGTTGTTCTGCCATTTTGTTTTTTTATTTTATAACCTTTATTAATTTACCAAGCTTTACAACTCCAATATCTCGCTCCAGTTCTTGGACCGGGACTATCGCAATTGTGTCTTGCTCTAAAAGATGCTCTTCGTTCTGGATTATCTTTCTTAATCCTCATAGTTTCTTCACCTGCTTTTTTAGCCGATGTTCCACCATGTCCAAAGTTTACTTTTACAACATTACCTTTTGGATTTTTTACATAGACCTTAAACTTCTTCACATCACCCCTCATAGGTTTGTTAAGTTTAACTTCTCTACCTTGATATTCAGCCTCATTTACATCAGGCTTATATTCTTTTATGAATTCTAAAAATTCTTTCAAATCATCATAGTTTTCTACATCATATTCAAAGATGTTCTCCTCAAACATATTGATGAATTCATTGTAAAGTTCCTTAGAATAATTTTCCATATCAAATACCTATAATTAACTTATACTATATAAATATTAGTTTTTTAAATTACAACCATTTAGTTAGGTCCTCTTTGTAACCATTGATATCCATTTCCCAAGGATTATCTTCTCCATTGTTACCACCATATATACCACTATAAGTATAAGATGAAATGCCATCAATCGCTCTTTTGGTTAAATCAATACCTTCTTGCTTTAATCGAAGAGCAGTATCTCTTACCCAAAGTGAAATAGCTAAACTCATAGTTAAATCATCATTATAACCTCTCATAGCTTCAGCTCTACCATTCATCCAAATAAATGTGAACAACTCATCAATAGTTCTAACTGAACGGATAATGATTGATTTTTCTCTCACATATTCTTCTAACTTTGAAATAATCAAAGGACGAGTTCTTGATGTAGTTGAGAACCCAGCAATCATACTTTTATCTTGAGAACGATATCTATTTGAATGCTGATGTTCAGTATCAACATATTTCAAATCCTTACTCATATAATATAAATTAGGATAATTTCTATCAATCACCTGTTGAATAGTTGCCCAACCAATGTTAGCGTTTTCAATCACCAACAATGCATTGTTATATTCCGTAGAAAGTGATACCAAAAAGTTTCCAAAATCTTTAGTATCCAACTTACCTCTATACTCCGCAACTTGCTCAGATGCTTCTACATCAATTACATGAGCCGCCGAATAATCCGATGAATCACCCCTCGCAACATCGGCAACTACTATGTAAGTTTTAGAATAATCAGGATATTGCCATCTCCAAAGGTTTCCATCGAACCCACCCTTTTCAATTGGGTCTTGTACATAAGTTTCTTTATAGAACTGAAGTATTTGCGGGTCAATAACCGAATCACCTGAAGAAATAAAATCACAATCACATTCTTGTGCAGCTCCTTTTGGTCCTAATAAAACCTCTTGCTCATCTCTCCAACTTTGGTCTCTTTCTGGGTGAACAGTCCAATGTAATCTGATTGTATTGAATGTATTTGTACCATCTTCTGCACCTACCCAAGTTTTATGGAAGAAGTTACCCACACCATTTGGAGTTGAAAGAATAATTGCATTACCACCCGTTGATAATGTAGATTGGGCAGATACCCATATATCTTCAATCTTATCAATGAATGCAGCCTCATCAAATACCAAAAGGGATAGTGCTTCCGAACGACCAGCATCACTAGCAGCAGAAGTTGCTTTAATCTGAGAGCCATTTGCATATCGTAACGATAGTTTGTTATCCTCAACAGTTGTTAACTTTAACCAAGAAGGAAGGTATTGATTCATTACTCTCACCTTAGTTACTAAGTTCTTAGCAACCTCTTGCTTTGTTGCAATTACCAATACATTGTAATCTTGATTGAATAACATTTTCCAAAGTGAAAACCCTGCGGTTAGAGTTGAGATACCAGTTTGTCTGGATTTAAGTATGATATTATAGCGATGGTCTTTGAAGTCAACCAATGTTTCTTCTTGAAACGGAAAAAGGTGAAAGGGAATCTTTCCTCTCACCGGATGTTGAATCATACAATACTTTTTCATAAAGTATATAGGGTCAGAAGCACACTTCTGATATTCCTCTTTGATGATTTCTTTTAATGTTTTTGTTTGTGCCATAAATCAATTATCCACCTGCTGCAAAGAATAATGCAAGTACTCCACCTGCAACTGTTCCCATTTTCCATAGGAATGTATTTCGTTTTTGCCTCTTTAATTCTTTTTCTAACGATTTGGATTTTTCACTCTCTAATCCAAATTGTTCATCTTTTTTATCAATGATTGCTTGTAAGTTTATTACTTTACCATTTAGATTAGTAATCACACTATCCTTTAATACCAATTTATCATTTGATAATTTAAGCAATTCTTGTGTTTCAACTAATTGAAGTTTTACACCATCGAAAGTTACTAAATCCTTAATTACCAGCCTCACTATCGGAACTTCCAGTCTCACTACCGAGTCCCTCTCCGTAACGGTCTGTGAAAAACTTGATAAGCTCATCGAAAGTAAGAACATCAACATTACTAACTTTTTCATCTGTCTGATTTTTTATAATTGAAATGTTACCTTGAACTCTATCGATATCACTATCAATTAGTTCGATTTCAGAATGTAACGATTCTATTTTAGAATCCAACTCTTCGTTGGCTATTGCTATTGAATCAATATCACTTTGAATTGCTTCAATCTTTTCATCAAATGCAGCAACATCAGTTTGGATATCGTGCATCACCATTAAATTGTAACCTACAAATCCTAAGATTACAATCAATATCAAATATATTTTTGTATTACTATTCATTTTATAAAGGTTGTACTAATTCGTAATTTTTATCTTTTAAGAGTTCATATGCTGCGTTTCTCTTTTCAATAACTTCGGTAAGTTCTTTCTTACCATTTTCAATATCGGTTTCAATTTGTGCTTTTAAAGTTTGTACATCTTCATTGGATGACCACTTTTCAACCGAACCATCATCGTTGATGTATTCGTGAATATTTGATACTTCGTGAAGAGCATCGTTCCATTTAGCAATTACCTCAGTACCATAAGCAGCCATATTAGAATAAACTTTATATTCTTCATAAGCTTGCCATAAACCATCATTCTTGATTAAAGCTTCTTTTTCAGATAGACAAACCGAACAAAACCCAGTTTTAGAAATCAGTTTTTTATCGGTAGGTCCATATTTGTTTTTGGAACAAGTTTGTGATTTACACTCTGAACTTTGTTGTAAGAATTTTCTAAGATTTGCAAGTTCATTTGATGATTTGGATTGTTTTACCCTACCATATGATTTTTGTTCCCAAACTACACCATTCTCTTCCCACACATCACCAACTTCTCTTTTGGTAACTTCTTTGACATCGGATAGGGAAATTTGAGTATCTTTTTGATACTCTCCGGTTTGAACCATATTTACCAACTTCCTACGAGTTGGGTGCATGAACTTTTTATTGAATTGTTTCTCAGCCATATTAAATCTTATATATACTTATATATAAGTATTGAGTTTTTTACTATTCGTAAAATAAACCAAGAATCTGGTTGAGTGGTGCGAATGTTCCAGTTAGTTTAAAAGTTTTCCCACCATACACAAATACGATTCCTTCATTTGGAACAATCTTATTCTTACCACCAATTGCGTTCAATCTTTCCAACTCCAATTTGAGTTTAGAAACCTTCTTAGGGTCTCCGCCTTTTTGAACATCCTTAATGGTTTGGTCTAATCTCTTTTTCATATCTCTAACCGCAGAATCAGGATTTGCGGTAAGTGCTGAACTCATAAATGAAAGAACCTCAGCCCCTACTCCTAAGAAGATATCTTCGAATGGTCTGATGTTATCCTTAGCCATCTTAGCATGGTCGTTCTTATCGATTCCCTTTGCCCATTCTAAGGTTTTCTCATCGGTGATATTCTTATTATCCAAACGGAATGATTTATCGTAGAATGCCCATCTCTTAACTAACCCCATTAGAGTTTTGTTATCCAACTTAGATGGTGATTTCTTATTTACAAAATCCATCCACCAAGCTTGATGGTATTCAGAAACACCATCAGTATCCTTTAACTTAAATTGAGATTGTAGTTTTGAGATTTGTCCGTTGTACTTTCCTTTTAATGATGAAAGGTTTTTTGATTTTGGTAATTGAACTACTGGTGGGCCTTGAATTGTATAAGCTGATTGTACATCTTGGTTTACTTGCTTAATCATACCGGCTAATATTCTAGCTGCGTCTTGGTTTTCACCAATAGCGATACCATCTTCGTTATACTCCATAGTTCCATGGAATACTAAGAGTGCTTGTCCGTAAGGAATTACATTAACAGAAGTTGGATAGATTACTTCCAAATTCATAAAACATGCTCCACCTTTGAAGATTTTATCTCTCTGCTTTTCGGATAGTTTTGAAATTGCTTTGGTCAAATCCCTCATTGCGAAGTTGTATGCCTTTTCCAATTCCCCTCTTCCTGCAAACTTCATCGCTACACCATTAATATCTAATGCCCCAGCTCCTTTGTTTTTCAAATGTCCTTTGTTTCTTGCTGCAACTAATCTTCCATCTCTCCAACTAACTGCTAATGCCTGTCCATCTGTCTTTTCTCTGGTAAGTTCTAAGTTACCTTCCAATGCTTTGTTTACGATATCTTTTAATTGTCCGAAAGTTAAATTGATTTCGGTATCGAATGGGTGATTCATATGTCCGTATGCACCACCTTCAGTAAGTAAACTTTCATTTACTTTTTCTTTATCAAATTTCTTTCTTAATCTCTTTAATTCTTTGTTATGGTCATCAATCCATTTTTGGTCTGGGTAACCATGTGCTGATAGTTCTTCTATGGTAGCAAGTTTAGTGTAATACTTTGGGTCCTCATATAAGTGGTCCAATGCTATTCTTTCGGCTACACCTCTATCTGAAGTGTGTTCTTTTTCAACCTCAATACCCTTTTGTAATTCTACATTCAAATCATCAATATCCACACCATGCATATTTGCAATATCGTAGATATCCATGCCTTTAGCCAATTGTTCAAATTTATATTCAGGTGATGAAGTTTTGAAATCATCCTTTCTCATTATGGTTTTAGCGATTACTTTGTTCGCTTGTTTCATAAATGGAATGTTGATTTTACTTCTATTATCCTTTGCTACTATTTGTCCGTATAGATTTAAGAAGTTTAGGAAATCCTTTTTCTTCTTTGCTAATCTTTTGAAAAATCCGATTAGTTCCGCCGGTGTAATTTCTTTTTGATTTCTTGGGTCAGTTAATCTATCGAAGAAATGTTTATCAGTTAGAACTACATCTACTGGGTTAAGTTGTTTATCAGCGTATTGGTCAATCTTTACCAAATCAGCCATTGGGATTTCGTTGATTGGGAGTTTGCCCCAACCCTTTTCTTTGACTAATGTTCTACCACCATCCCTTACAGTCATTAAGTGGTTTTTGTCGTAGTATATCTTTACATACTCAACACCCTTACCACTTTTGAATAGTTTCTCCGAACCATACTTAGCAACATCTTTTAAGAATGAGTATAATGACCTTCTGATTGTCTTTAGAACTGGCTTATCATTACTATCATACCCAACTAAATCAAATTTAACACCACCGAATTCGTTTAGTTCAACTTCAACACCTTCTTTTAGGATTCTAAAGGTTACAACCTTCTTACCATTGATGGTTGGCATTCCGTGTTCATCTTTACCAATAGTTTTAACAACCACCTTTTTGTTTTTGAATCTACCAGTTAAGATTGTATCTCCAACATTAACTGGAAGTGTGATATTTTCGGTAATTGTTGGGAGTTTAAGACCTGGTATTTTCTTTGTTTTATTAGCTTCACCCCTATCAATCTTATCTGAAAGAGATTTTACCAATGAGTATCCAACTAATCCAGCCACTCTAGTTACATGCCTCCACCACTTTCCATAGGCCTCAGAACCATAGAAATCTTTTTGGTTTGTTGCGGTTGTTTTACCAATCACACCAGCAGGAAACGGAGTTGCTGCTTTTACAGGTCCTGTTGGATAAACAGGGTGTGGGTCTATATCAGTAAGTTCATCACTCATAATTTGTGATAATAGAGTGTATCCTATTTTTTCCGCTCTCCTTTGTGATATTTTATCAAAAGTTGCATATGATGGGAATAAGAAATTAGGACCATCATCTACTTCAGTTTTACCTAAGATGCTAGAAACCTCTTTGATTAACTCAACATTATCTACAATCCAATCCTCAACTAAATGTTTTGGTATGAAAATGTTTTCTTCGGTTACTTCTGGAAGTTTGGATAATTTATCAGTAATGAATTTGAAGATTTTATCATTGTATTTTGGGTATGCTCTTTTAGAAAAGAATTGTTTCTTATCTTCATCAGAACCTCTTCGCAATCCCATACGAACTTCAGTTCCACTTACACCACCACCCCCTTCAGGAGCAATGTAAACATATCCTCTATCTTCGTATCCTTCGAAATCTAAGTTATCCTTATATGGGGTAAAGAACTTACCACCCAATCTACTAGCATCCTTCTTACCAACAACGGTAACAAATGCGGTTGTATCTTTATCGAACTTTTTAAGTACCTCAGTTGGTACATATGGATTCTTTACCTGAACGATTTGGTTTTTTGGAACACCAAACATAGTGTTCATAATCATCACCTTCTCTTTGAAGTTAAATGGTGATTTTTGATTATCGGTTTTATCGGATGTGCCAATATACACATTATTCTTACCGAACTTTTTTACTAAGTGTGAGTATGTTGCAAAGTGCCCCTTATGAAAAGGTTGAAAGCGGCCAGCGTAAACTACAACTAAGTTGTCTACACTGTCCGCTTCCCCTAATATACTCTCTACTAAAAATTGAGATAATTCGTTCATTGTAATAGTACTATTTCCTTTGTACTATATAAATATACGATTTTATTCTTTTACCTTATGATTAAGAAAAAGGTTCAGCTACAACATCTCCACCATCGATACCATTTGGAGCTCCTCCAAATTGTCCTTGTTGTTGCTGTTGTTGCATCATCTGCTCTTTGTAAGATTTGTTGTAGGTAATTGTACCATTTTCCAAATCTAATTGACCTCTTGGATAATCTCTTTCCAACTTGTTCAACTCTTTTCTCATTTCAGCATTTGTTTCTTTGAAGTTGGTTTCAGCTTCAGAGAATGCCTGGTCCATTCTTTCCAACTCAGAGTGTAGCTCATTTTTTCTGATGTGGAGCTGACCAATCTGTGTCATAAGTTGGGTTAGTTGTGAATTGTAACCTTTGATTTCGTTAAGTTTTTCTTCAGATAACTCAACGGTTACTAAATCAATTGATGTTTTGTTTTCTTTTGCCATGTGACTATAAATTAATTAATTTGTTTTTGAATTCATATATAAATATATAATTTATAAATTTTCGTAATCTATTGTGGTTACACCTCGCCTTTGTACGACTTGGGTAGAACAACGATTAGCGAATTGTATTGATTTTGGAATATCTTCGGTATCTAAGAACATTTTCACAAATCCTGCTACAAATGTATCACCAGCTCCTGAGATATCCATAATCTCTACTTGTTCGGTTGGATATGATGTACCTTTGTACATACACCCATCCTTATCTAATGTAATTATTAGCTTTTCCAAAATCCAATCGTTTTGTTCGATAAATTCTTTATTATTTTCGAACTCAGTACGATTAAGTTTTATGAATCGTAAATCCTTACACCATTCACCCAACTTTTTCTTTGTATCACAAATTGTGTTGGGATGTTTGAATGCTATGTAAGCAATATCCTCTTCGGTTAGGAATCCTTTGTTGTAATCTGAAATCACAACCATTGAATATTCCCAAAAATCAATATGTGTAAGAGTTTCATCTTTAACTCTATCTACACCCTGCTCTTCATCTACTCTAAGTAATAAAGTATTTGATGATTGGTGAACATATCGTGTCTTTGTGATTGTATTTAACTGATGGTGGAAATCCGATTCTATGTTTAACTCTTGTAAGTTTCTACATACATTCATTCCCATCCCACCATTGTAAACTTCATTTTTTGGAATGAATACAGGAGCTGGTCCTTCGGGTGAAAGACGAGGTGTATCTCCATAAATGAAGATATCCATACACTCTTCTCCTATAACTAATACTTTACTCATCTAATAACTTTGTTGTTGATAATCCCTCTACCTTTGGGAAGAACTTTATTTCCTTTGCATGCTTTCTACCAATAATTCCTCTATCTTTATATTCTTCCCCGATTACAAAAATATCAGGTTTGTATTCTTTAATTAAATCAGATAGTTCTTTATCGGAATCAAATACCACTACACCACTCACGCCTTGAATTTGAAGTAAGTTTGATACTCTTTGATTTTGAGTATGAAACGGTCTATCGTCTCCTTTAGATTCTTTTACTCGTCTATCCGAATCGATTCCAATCTTTACTTGTCCACCCAATGAAACCGCATGTGCAATTAGTTGAAAGTGGCCGTAGTGAAGAACATCAAAACACCCATTTAACCAAATCTTTTTCATAGGAACTTTTCTAATTCTTTGATTACCATTTGACCGGTGATGGATTTGGTGCATTCAAATTGCCTTTCAGTACCTTTGTGGTCTGGACACCAATTCCAATCACCAGCATTTAATTTTAATCGATTAAAACAACCACTACACATATCCTTTGGTGCAGTTATTCGTACACAATCTTGCATCTCTGCCCAATCATATGAGAATCCACTAATCAATACTGTCTTAGTTCCCAATGCCCAACTTAGCCAACTCAATCCACTACCAATACCAATGAATGCTTTTGATTTAGCCATCTCATCCATTACTAAATCAATAGGTCCCCATGGGTGTTTGATAATTCCCTTCGGTTCAAAGTTACCCATATAACCACTTTGTTCTTTGGAAAGTAATTTAACAATGTATCCTCGGTTTTTTAACCAATCAACAACCTCTTGCCATCCAGTTGAATTATTCCAATATTTTGATTGAGCGGTTCCATGAATTGCAATTGTAATTAAATTTTCAACTTTAGGAACATCTCTCTTTTGAAGTTTGGGTTTTATTTCTATGTAATCCAATCCCAATATATCAGTTGCCATTTGTTGCATTGTAACTGATTTTGGGTCTTTAGGATTTTTAAATAAATTTACCAAACCCTTTTCAGTATAAAATAATCCCAATGAATACATTGCATATAAATTTGGAACAATATCACCCGGTGTTACGAATTCTAAATTAGGATATTGATTCATAAACATATCATTGTGAAATGTAGAAACCACTACCTTACAATTATTTTTATTCTGAAACTCTTCCATATATGGAATCCAAGCCAATGAATCACCCAATGCTTTTGAATCTATTGCAATATAAACCCTCTTATCAGTTGCATCAAATTGCTCATCATAAAATAAATTATCACCATCCCATACTTTGATATTCCAATCTACAAAGTATTCAATATTGGCCTTGGCCCAATTATTATTTTTTATTTGAGTTTCAAAATGAAGTGTATTTGTTTTCTTATCAAAAAATTGAACTTTATATGTGGTATCTTTACTACCTAATATTTCAACCTTTGGTCCATTAATATATGAAATTGAAACTGTATTTTTAATTTCAACTATATTGTTCGGGTTTCTATGTATTTTTCCGTAAATCATTTCCAACTTTTATTTGTATTATCTAATAAGGATATACCTTCGGCTTGTTTTGAATATGGATAATGAGTAGTATATCTCAATCTTTTGTGATTATAGAAAACATGATTATACCATAAATCAGCAACATCCCATTCACAATCTTCAATTCTATCCATATACCATTGCTTTTCTTTGTTTGGTATTAGATAAGCATGTGCCCAATCTTGATTGTAATCAGTTTTAGCAAAATTTGAATCAATATCCCATCTACTCCAAGATGGATTATTAGCAAATGAAATAAAGGGAACATTATCTCTTTCAGAAACAAAACATGCCTTATAAACAATATCAGCAAAATCTCTCAAAGTTGAGTATATAAATGCATCAGCTTCAAAAATTAATGTGTAATCATAATTTTCGGTATCAATTTCTTTTAAAGCATTTATGTGAGCCAAATAACAACCATAGTGTCTACCTGTAATATTTCCTATTCCCTGGTCTCCGTTAAATATTGGAGTATCTGAGATATCATTGGGTCTCCTACAAAACTCTGATGGTGGGTTACCTTCATAAACTTCATTTATCATTGGTTTATAATCAAACCCCAATCGTTGTAATTGCTTTAATGAGTTTGTGCTGATTTGTTCTCTAACATCATCAGGTCTAGTCATCATATGAATAATCTGAATACGAGGTCTTTTTCTAAACCATCCAGTTTCAGTTCTTTTAATTTGCCCATAGAAATACTCATCCACAGCATCAATTACACCTTGAAACATCGGAATATAATCATCACCAGAAATTATACCACCCGGCTTTACTTTATAATACCAAGCATTAATATCACTCTTTACATCATCGTAAGTATGCCCAGCATCAATCATAATAAAATCCAAAGAATTATTTACAAATGAATCCTTAGCATTTACCGATGTATCTTTAATTACATTTATATTTGATAAATTATCCAACATTATAGTTGAGTGCATAAACTCAGAATAGATATCATTATCAAATACTTTTAAAGTGTTATTATGAACATCTTCGGTGGGAGAACCTTTGAAAGTATCTATTGTTGTGAAGTTTATCTTCTTTCCGCTTTCTTTTATTTTTTGTGCTAAGAAATTTGTAGATTTTCCGAACCAAGCACCAACCTCTACAATGTTAGAATTATTTGGTAATTTATCTACAATTTCAGTATATAAATTTTGATATGAAAACCAACCGGGAATTTCGTTAAATTCTGGCTTTAGTTTTTCTAACAATACATCTTTGGTTTTGTAAATATCATCATCAATATATGTAACTAACTCATTACTATCGTATGTATCTAAATAAGTATGTAACCTTCTGAAGATAGATGGTAATCCATAAGAAAGTGCTTCTTTAATCGAAAGGGGATTTAATTCTAACTTTGAACTAAAGTAAAATAAATCACTTGCTTTATAGAACTTATCGGTATCTTGTCTCTCACCCCAAACTATACAATTCGATGGTTTGAATTTCATTAAAGGTCCCCAATATTGTTCAAAGTTAACTGCTTGATTACCAACAAAGTGAAATTTAATTTTATATTTCTCTAACAATCTAGCTACATCAAATATCTCACTTTGGTTTTTACCTTCTGAAAATAAACCAACCATCAGAACATGCTTCCAATCTTTTTCAAATCCAAGTTCCTCTTTTGCAAAATCTTTATTGTATTTGAAATTCTCAATTGGATATTCCCAAACTTTAGTATCTATTCCCAAATGTTCAAATCTCTGTCTACTCCACTCTGATACCAAAATGTATCTATCAGGATGATATTTAATTTCATCTGGTTTTGTGAATGAACCATGAGTTGAACACACAATATCAAATTTTCTTTTTTTGTTTCCAAAAATTTTATCTAAAGTTGGATGGTCAATAAAGTGTTCTGGGATTTCGGTGAAGTGAATTATATCCGGCTTTTGTGCATCTATAATAGCAAGTAAAGTTTCACCCTTATTTTCATAAAGGGTAAATAACTCTACTAAATCATTTATTTGATTTTTTTGAACTACAAAAACACCACCACTATGGTCATTGTATTCAACAACTTGTATTTCAAACTTATCTTTAAAAGTTTGAATTTGTTTTAGAAGATATTGAGGCATTCCACCCGTTGATAGGTGTGAAGCCACATATAACAATTTTTTCTTAGCCATAACTTATTAGATACACTATTGTACAAATATACGAAAATAATTTGAATTAACCAAATTATTCTTCAACAGTAATTGTACCTTTATCTAAATCAATTTGTCCGTTTTTGTACTTCTTATCCAACTCTCCCAATTTTTCTTCCAACTCAACAATGTACTTATCGTTCATTGCTCCGTATTTTTCTTGGTTATCTTCGATTTCTCTTAATCTTCTTTTGAGAGTTCTTTCTTGTACAGCTAATTGACCTAAGAAAATTACAATCTTATCGGTTTCATCTCTAAGAAATCGTAATCTTTCTACGATTTCATTTTCTAAATTTTCTGTCTTTTGTGCCATAATATTATGTTTGTATATATAAGTATATATAAGTTTTATTTTACGAAATAGAACCAGATGGAAATGGATTATTACCAAGTAAATTTTCAGGCCATAATTGAACCAATTCATCTCTTGTTTCAAACGAACCCATATTAATATTTGTGGCATCTCTTAGAGCTTGTTTTTTTGCAGCAATCTCATTTTGTAGTGCAGTATCACCAGCTTCCAATGCTCTAATGTACTCTACATCCAATTCAGGAAAAAGTTTTGTTCTCTCTTTTCTTATTTTTTGTTTTAGAAATTCAGCAGCTCTATTTTTATTTAAATTAATCATAAGTTATCTATCTCCCATTCTTTAAATGATTCGTATTCAAATGATGATGTTATTAATTCGTTACCAACATCATCGTGATAAACACCTTTACCATATCCATCTGGATTTGATAAATCAAATTCATACATTTGTAATTCTTCCCAAAATCTATAAGGTAATTGAGATGAACTCAATATTTTGTAAGGACTTCCATTTGGTACATCCTTCTGAGCTACATACTCTATTGGTAAATGAGATGCAGGTATTACAACTAAATACTCATCATCATTTATTGGGCTTTCATAAACAATATATTTTTTTTCTTCCATAGTAAATTAAGCTAATAATATTAATGACATATGTCTTATATTTTCTAAATCGTCTTGAACTTGGTCCATTGTGTATAAATACACTCTACTTGTGGTATATGAACCAACTCCAATACTGACTTTAGCAGAATCCTTTGCAGTAGCTCCAGTTACACCTGTATAAGCAGGTCCAATACCAGCGGTTGCAATAACTGTTGGGTATTTTCCAGTATAAGTTTCGGTATATGCAATATTATAATATCCTTGAATTGAAGTAGATACCGTAACAGATGAAAATCCAACATTTGCTTCGAAAGTTGCTTCTGCTGTTGAGGTTGGGGTTGTATCTGCATTTGTAGTATGTGTTATTTTACCATATCCCTTAACTACCCAAGGATATGCTTCCTTTAGATAAGCCAATCCAGACCCAGCAATATCATACCCATACATTTTATCAACCGATAATCCACCCCTAATATCACTTTTATACGGGTCAGAACCCGCATCGGTTCGGAATCTAAAGTAGTTAGAACTATCAACAACACTCTGCATTCCACCACCATTTACAATAACACCAGCACTTAATGGTACAATTGTTACATTGGCTCCATTTAACTTTGTTCTATTACTTATTTCATACTGATAATCACCCACAAGTACAGTATATGTACTTAAAGTTCTCATATATGGGTAATAATTAGTACCATTGTTCAATGTTACATTATTCAGAATAAATGTATAAGAACCAACATAATCAATATCTACCATTGGGATATCTTCGGCGAAGTTGTGCGAAATCAGTTCATTTGAAACATAATTGAGATATTTAGGTACACTAAATGTATAAACCACTTCTTCACCAAATATTTCTTCAACCGAATCAACTATTCCAAAACGAATAGTTTCTCCATCTTTGTAATAAATTTCTGTCTGGCCTTCGATTATATCTTGAACTTTTATTTCCAAACCATCATTTACCCAAAATCCGTGAGTATCAGAAACATCAACTATTTTATTACCAACAGAAACTCTAAATATTCTATCTACTGTTCTACTTCTTATTTTAGATATTTTACCTTTTGCAAACTTACCCAATTTTTCATCCCAACACAAAATTTCATCATTGGCTTTACAATCTTTTGCTAATTTAGTAGTTCCATCAAATAATGTTATTTTAGTATCACCAGTTACCGAAATATATCCAGACTCATTATAACCAGAAGAACTTACAGTAATAGCAGTTCCATATGCGATGATATTTCCAGTAATGGGATGACTATCCACAGCACCCGCCGTTGATGCAGTTGATATTACTAATTGTAATCTTAAACTAGAATATGAACCAGCACCAGTTGCAGATGAATATGATTGATTAGGATTGTTATAGGTATAACTTACTTTGTGCTTACCATCCGCAACAGGGTCAAATGCCTGTGATGGTGTTGCTGTTCCTATAAATCCTTCGGATTGTACACCATTTACAGTACCAGAATCACCATCATATTCAACTAAGGTAATGGCAGTACTCATCGCATGTGAATATGTAGTACCTCCGGCCGTTAATGATGGAAGTGCTGTATCCGAATTAGCATTAAATCTAACTATCGCATCCGTATCCGATACTGTGATTTGGTTTTGTGATGCATCTAATGAAATTCTTTCAGATGATAGTGCCTGTTCACTAATTGCCCATGTACCTATCTCACCACCAGCTGCAAATATACTACCTTGGAATCTACTATTACTACCAGATGAAATTAAAGTACCATCATTTCCTACTCTAAATGCATAAAGACCTGATTGAGTATCGAATCCAATCAACAATTCGCCACCTTGAACACGCGAACCAGTTACTCGCCCAGAGTAAGTAAAATTAACACCATCAAATTGAACAAATGCAGCTTCTGCATCTGTTTTATCGGCAAATATGGAAAAACTACCCGTACCATCATCAAATCCTAAGAAGATACCATCTTGTCCAAATCCCTGCGTACCACCTTGCCCGATTGAAATATATGGGTTAGCGTTTGAGTTGTCAGCATCTGAGTTTAGTGCAATTACAGGCGAACCACCTTTAGAACCAATGTTAACTGTCTTATCGGCGTAAACATCTTGTGCGAATAGAATATCGGTTGCTACTGAAGTAAACTCTGCCCCAAATGCTGTCCACCCGCCAGCCCAAGAGCCAGGTGCGATTGATGAACCAATAGAAGTCCAATCTGATGTTTCCACCGATGGGTCTCCATCTCCAGGTGCTGTTGGAACATCACATATATAATAAGTTCCACTATATAGAACCACATCATCAACCACATATCCATTCGAACCATTCCATGTTCCAGTGTATCTATGAGTCTGAGCACATACCCAATAGTTAGTTCCACCCGAAGTGTATTTGGTTACATATTTTAAATCATCTTCTGCAAGGTAAGAAACTTTATCAGTAGTATCCGGCGTTGAACCATCAGGTAAAAGTAATGTCCAAGCTCCAGCATATACAATTCCAGAAGGAGTACCAGCAGCACCATCAGTACCATCCGCTCCAGATGTACCAGATGTACCAGCCGCACCAGCTATTGCTTTTGTAAAAGATTGTTTTTTTACATATCGTACAACATTACTTAATGAAGTATTTACTTTTATAACATAATTAATAAATCCAGTACTTAATGCAGATGAAAAATTGGTTAAATCATTAACCACACCAATCGTTGTACCATCTCCACCCAACGATGGAAAATTAGCCCCAGTAAACCCTTTATATGTTATTGCCTCCACTGTAAATTCCGAAGTGGATAATAAATTCCCAGAACCGCTGATTATTTGGAATGTACTATTGCTCTCAAATGCTTGAAAATCAAATAAACTTTCCCCCCCATCTAAATCAGAATTAAATGTGTAATCGGAGGTGAAGGTAATTCTCCAAGTTGTACCAGAAGTATTTTCCATACTCTGAACTTTAGCGGATTGGTCAATGGTATTAAATGGAGTCTCTCCATCGGAATTTCTTAACCACAATATTCCTAAATCAGCTAAATTTTTCCAAAATGTTAAATCGGATGCCTCATTAACTACAATACCCGAACTTGCATCGAATTCAACATACCCATCACCATTAGTAATAGTATTGGAATAAATTTCAAAATTTAAATTTTTATCCGTAAATGTGGGTAATTGGAAAGTTAATGCAGTTGCCCCCTCATATGCCTGAATTTCAGTCCCACTACCTACATAATCAGATACAGTCCCAACTGCATTGGCTGGTAAGGTGTGTGATTCATTTGTAATGAACACCGTTGTACCATCAATACCATCAGCACCATCGGAAACAATATAAACAGTTTCTACCATTGTTGAAGATTGACCAGATACACTATCGGTAAATTCAGCGGTTACAACCACATCTTTGGTTGCTAACTTATTTCCAATTCCCGTACCGCTAAATACAGTCCCATCTCCGTTATCAATTGTTAGGGTAATCTCAGAATCAGTATGTTCACTTGGATTATTATCATAGTACATATAATCAGTACCACTATCGTAATTTGGATAAATTTTAACTGCTTTAGTGTACTCTGTTCCATCGGTTGAGTAGAAAGATGCAGTTAGAGATGCAGATGCTGGTAGGTACGAATTATTGGATTGCCTACTCATTTTAAGGTTTGGAGAAATAAATGAACCCCCACCCAATCCATCGGTTACATCTAATAATGTAATTGTATCTAATACAGTACCACCATTATCTTTTAACGAAAGTGTTTTAGTTCCAGTAATAAAACTTGCTGAAATTATTGGATTATAAGCTACACCATTACCACCATCAGTTACACCAGTTTGTGCAGCAAGTAATGTAACTCCATCATAGATTCTAGCATCAGTACCAGATGTGATATCGGTTAATCCAGTTGAATCGGATTTCTGAACTTGTAATTCTATACCTCCAACATTATTCTTTATCTGAGTACCACCAGCTATTGATGTAATCATGTACATTGGAGCCGAATCCGAACCACCCTCCACCTTAAAGATAGAAACTACATCAGTAATTGAATCTTTAGTTACTGAAATCGTAACAGGTAATCTTGTCTTATCTGCCGCAAATGTTGATGAGAATGTTACATCAAAATATTGTTGCCCAGTTCCACTTGTTACAGTTCCAGTTAAAGATGATGGGTTGAACCCAGATTGACCAGTTGGTGTAATTGTAATATCGGTTGTTGAAATAGTAGCACTTAGGTTTTGTTGGTCAACATAGATTCTGATTGTATCATCTGCTGCAGTTGTATCATTCAAATTATCAAATGCAAATATTTGTGAATCGGAACTTATACTTAATCCCTTTGCAGCTGTACCAGCAATTGCCTTAGTTAGCGTTTGTACCATTTGAGAAGTAAACGAACTACCACTTACTCTACTACCTGTAATTTGGTATTGGATTGAAGCGGATACATCTGTCATACTACTATGATTGCCTACTAAAGCATCGTTACCATCATCGGTAATCGAACCAACGGTAATATTCGTTGGAACAGCTACTACTTTAAAAGTTCCATCAGAAGTACCAACACCATCGTGATTTAATTGATTGATTCCTTCATATATACTAATTGTAGTCCCACTACCAGCATATGATGTTACAGTACCATCAGCGGATGCAGCGAGTGTGTGTGCTGTATTTGAAAGTATAACAGTAATTGCATCTAATCCATCAGCACCATCAGATATAATGTAAACAGTTTCAACAATCGTTGAAGATTGACCAGATATACTATCGGTAAACTCCGCAGATATAACTACATCTTTGGTTGGTAACTTATTCCCAATTCCCGTACCGCTAAATACAGTCCCGTCCCCATCATCAATTGTTAAAGTGATTTCAGAATCGGTATGTTCACTTGGATTAGTATCGTAGAACATATAATCAGTACCACTATCATAATTCGGTGTTATTTTAACTGCCTTTGTATGTTCACTACCCGTTACATCAAAGAAAGATGCTGTTATTGATAAATAAGCAGGAAGATAGTTATTTGTTACTGGGTTTCTTGTTGATTTTAGATTTGGGGATAAGAATGAACCTCCACCCAAACCATCGGTTACATCTAATAATGTGATGGTATCCAATACATCACCACCACTATTTTTTAATGTAAGAACTTTTGTACCTGTTATTGCAGCTGCGGTTAATACAGGATTATAAGTAACACCATTACCACCATCCGAAATACCAGTTCCAACTGCTATCAAAGATGCACCATCATAGATTTGAGGCCAATCGGCTGTTACATCACTTAATCCTGTTGAATCTGATTTTTGAACCTGAAGTTCAATGGTGCCACCACTATTTTTTAATTGAGTACCACCAGCTATTGGTGTGATAAAATACATCGGAGTTGAATCTGCACCAGGCTCAACACCAAATATGTTAATTACATCACTAACTACTTCGGATTGGTCACCTTCAGAAACACCAACTCTAAATTGAAGAGGCATTCCAGAAATATTAGTTGGAACTGTAATACTTGTTACACTATCGTTATCTCCATCTGCACCATCAGTAAATGT